GGAATGTAAGTATTGTAACTTTAAAGAACAATGTGACAAGGAGCAGTAATGTCTGAAATAGTTAAGTATGATGAGAACAAGATGTCTGAAAAGCATCAGAATATAAGTGAAAGACAAACACCTAAAGCGTATGTATCCCAAAAGCAGGGATTTGATTATGTTGATGAAGGTTATATGAGGAAGTTGTTGAATGATAATTTCCCTGTATGGTCTTGGGAGATTAAGAAATATGAAACGCTTGGTGACAAGGTTATTGTAGTTCATGGTAGACTAACAATAATGGATGAGGGAGCAATCAGATACTATGAATCTATTGCATCACATCGTATTGCAGTAAGTCAAAGAACAGGAGATTATGTAGATATCTCAAATGATTTAAAATCTGCTAACACAGATGCATTCAAAGTAGCAGTTAATAGGCTATGTAATATTGCAGATGATGTATATCGTAAGCAGGTAAAAGACTTGACTCTTTCGCAGGAGCAAGAAGATAGTATTATGGAATGCCTTGATGGTGTTGATGGTGCTATTGTAGAAAAAGTAACAAAAGGGATTGAGAGTATGGAGATTAACTCTTCAAACTACCAAGCCACAATTAATAAACTAAATAAGATAAAGGAAAATAAAAATGGCTAATGTTTTAGATGCACTTGATACAGATAGAGTTCACTACTACGACCCCAAGCAAGATAAAACTGCGAAACTAATAGAAAAGACTTTATATCTTGGACATGTGAAAACTTGTACAGTTAGAGAAGTTGCAGTTAAGGGTAAGTACAAAGCAAAAGTGTTTAACTATTCAGTTGAACTTGCTAAGGAAAATGGTAAGGAAACATTCCATACAAGTAATGGAACTGCTGTTGATGGTGGTGCTTTTGTAGGTCGTGAAGTTTGGGGAACAGGTGTATTCTTCTTCCTCAATCCATCTGAGGGTGATGACTTTGAGGCAAACAATGGTGGCAATGAAGTATACTTAAAGTTCTGTGAAGGACTTGGTATAGAATGTCCAACAACTGAAATTGAAGTTGATGGTGAAACTCGTAGCGTTCTTACTTTGCCTGACCTTGAAACAACAGATGCAATAGGTAAGCCTGTAAAAGCGTATGTTGATTATGCAAAGGTTAGAGATAAAGATGGCTCTTATAATCCAAGACTTCGAGTAAAGTCTGTTGTAGCATGGACAGGTGGTGAGGTTAAGGAAGTTGATGCAGACCTACCATTCTAATGGCAAAGATAAGTAAAGCTACAAGATTCTTATTATTCCTCCACAAGAGATTTGGATTACCATATCAAAAGGTGATGGATTATTCAAACATATCTCGTGCTACATTCTTCAGATATAAGAAGAAGGTTTATGGATTGGATAAACAAAAGAGATAATAAGGAATCAGGAAAGTGTTGTGCCTGTGGAACTTATAAAATGAACGCACAATTTTATGATTGGTATTCTCATCCTTGTATTAGTAAGTTATTGCAAGATAAATATCATGGGAAAATCTGTATAAAATGTGCTAAAAGAGAAGCAGGTACAAAACACTTTAAAGGTTTAAATGATAGATAAGAACAAGACAAAAGATAAAGACTTTTTTATTCACTCATCAAAGATGGGGGATGCTCTTAAAATCTGTGTTGATACATTAATAGAAATATCACAAAACTCAGTTAATGATTCAGTAAGATTGAGGGCAAGAGCAACAGTTAAAGAAGTCTACAATATCATAAATAAAAATTAAAATTATCCATAGAGAGCCATAGGCATTTAGTAACTAAAATACTCTAAGTTTAGTGATTCAGTTGCTTACCACATAGATAACGAGCAAAGTTGCTCAAGAGGGTTATCGCACACAGAACATTACAAGGCTGTAAGTTGCTTGTAAAAAACTACAACAAGTCCTATGGCTATTGGATAAAGGGAGAAATATGAATAGTAAAGAAATTTTTCAGTTTCATTATATAATAATATTATGGACTTTGTTTGCAGTATCAGTTATATATTGGCATACAAGTACATTTGAGAATAAACAGGCTCTTAGTAAGTGCCACAATGCCCCTGTCAAGATATATTATGATAGACCTATGTGTACTCAATGTAAGTTGTTTGTAGAGGAGGATGAGTAATGGAAAATATGCCATCTGCAGTAGAAGGTGAGAAAGCTCTACTAAATTGTATAATGAACCAACCATCTGTAATACACGATGTAGATGGGTATGTAAACAAAGATACATTTTATGACAAGAGAAATAAAAGGGTTTATCAGATTATAACTGATATGATTTCTGTTGATGAGCCTGTAGACTTGGTAACTATGATTACAAAACTTTCATCACAAGATGTAATTAGTGGGATAACTCAAGATTATTTGGTAGAGATATTTACAAACAATCAGGCTACACCTTTAAATGCAAAGTATTATGCAAAAAAGGTTTATGAAAAATATCTTCAGAGGAAGGTTGTAGAAAACTGCACCAACATATATAACTCTGCAATGGAATCAGATGATGATGTGTATCAACTAATGACAGATACATACGATACTATGGGTAGGCTTATAGAGTGTAGACCAACTGCAACCATATCAATGGAGTCTGTTCTTGACGAAACTATTAAAAGTATAGAGAATAGTGATGTTAATATTATAAAAACAGGCTTTACTAAATTAGATGATTTATCAGGTGGTATGACAAGAGGTGAGATTACTATACTTGGGGGAAGACCTGGACATGGTAAGACCACAACTATGCTAAATGTAATTAAAGCATGTGTTGATAGTGGCTTAAAGGTAATGGTTGTAAACAGGGAGATGACTAATATTGAGATGCTTAAAAAACTTATGGTTCTTGAGAGTGGTAAGTTATCTTATCTAAATGTTAGAAGAGGACTCATAGGTGACTTAGAAACTTCTGCAGAGATAAACAATATTAAAAAGGTTATTATTGAAAAGTATTCTGAGGATAGGTTTGCTATGTTTGATAATCTTACTACATTTGAGCAATCATCTGCAGAGGCTCGTAGGTTTAAGCCTGATATTATATTTGATGATTATATTCAACTCATAACAAGCAATCAAAAGTTTGACCAAAGAAGGTTTCAATTGGAAAAACTTGTCAATGATTATAAGTGGTTGGTAAAGTCTTTAAATTGTTGTGGGTTTTTATTATCTCAGTTGAATCGTGGCATTGAACATAGAGGGGATGGAAGACCAAAGTTATCTGATATTGCAGAAAGTGGTGCAATAGAGCAAGTAGCAGAGAATGTTTTCTTTGTTTATTACGATTACAAGATAAATGGTATGGCAAGTAAATTTGGAGCAAATAAGATAGAAATTGTTGGCTCTAAGGTAAGGTATGGTAATTCAGGGAATATATTATTGAATTACACAGGTGATAAAGTAAAGTTAGGAGAATAATAATGAATGTCAAGTTAATAGATGATATAATAAAAGAACAAGGTGATAGGCTTTTTCTTGGAATAGATATTGGTAAAGCAGGTGGCATAGCAATGATTTCATATAAAGATAATGAGGAAACTGTAAGTTGTATGAAGTTTTCTAAAAATTTATATGAAGTAGATTCTATACTTAAAGTTGCAAAAGATGCATTTTCATTAGATAGGATACATTGCTTAGTAGAACATGTACATGCATTTCCAAAACAAGGAGTAGTATCAATGTTTTCATTTGGTCAAAATCTTGGTCAATGGGAAGGTATGCTAACTTCAAATGAAATATCGTATGATTATGTCCAACCAAAAACTTGGATGATTGATTATGTAGAATTAGGTAAGCCTAAAAAAGAACGAAAGAGATTGTTATTGGGGAAAGCCAAAGAACTCTTCCCAAACATAAAAGTAACATTCAATGTAAGTGATGCATTGTTAATTGCAGATTACTGTAAAAATAAATATTATAATAATATACAAGAAGGAGTAAGTACAAATGAATAATACATTTGAAGAAAGAGCAGAAATGGCTAATACAGCAGAACAAGAATCAGAAAAACATTTTATAGAAAAGGGTTGTGTTGTAATTCCATTAGGATTTAAACAGATGCATAGAAGAAATGAGGAAGGCTTTAGTGATGCTTGGTATAAGATTCCAAGATTTTTAAGAAATCTTCCTGATATGATAGTTGTAAAAAAATATGTTACAATCGTAGAGGTAAAAGGTTTTGGAGATATTTTAAAACTAAAAGTTGAAGATTATAAATCTTATGTCTTTTGGTCAAGAATATTTAAGATGCTAGATATCAATTTTGTTGTAAATTTATATTGTTATAGTAATAAAAAACACTACACTATAAAGTTTTCTAATCTTCAGAATATGTGGGAAGATAATAGAAGAGAAACAGGAAGGTATGAAGATAACAATGAAGAATACAAGAAATTCTATATTAAAGAATTGGAAGATGCTAATGGCAGGTAAAAATCAATTTTCAAGAGCAATGATAGTAGCACAAATAATGGAGAATAACCTGAAGATATACAGAATGGTTAAATCCCAAATAAGGCTAATAGAACAACATAAAGATAAGGTTGATGCTATGGTCGATACTGATGAGTTTATTAAAGGTTGCAAAGAGTTGCTTGATTTATGTGGACTAACATCAGACTCATATGAAGATGATGATAAAAATGGAAAAGCAGGAAGAAAATCGTAACAAAAACTCCCTGCTAATCCCTATCAGGGGGGTGTTAATTCATCCCCCCAATTTTCCTTATAATGAGCATGTTCTACTGAACAATGTATTGGACAACTGTATCCTGCCATTGCATTGTCATCAAGATAGTGTCCTGCCCATATAGCAAGTACGAAAATGAACCCAAACAGTATGTCGTTCCCATTACCAGACCTCCCTTATCTTTAACTTTAAGTTGTAAGTGTTGTGTGCTACTTGGTCATATTTTAGCGAATCCATGTCAAATCTACATATAGCAAATTGGTCAGCTAATTTAACATCTTTATTAGGCTGAAATATAAATGGTAAATGTCCACCCATAGTTCTATTCCATACCTGTGAAAAGAAATCTGTACCTGTTAAGATATTTGAATTAAATTGTCCACTTGCTGTTATATCATCTGCATGATACCCAAATACATTTTGCATTTGACTATTATCATAAATATCTGAGTAATACTGATTGTTACTTGCATTAGCAGGAAACACATCCCTATCAGACAAGTAAGAAAATGATAAATTCCATACCCTACGACCTGTACGATAATTAGGGGCAGTTATATGACTATCTGTAGGATGCTCTAATTGCCAACACCCTAATGTTCTTGGATTATCTGCGTACTGACCTGTATCTAGTGTACCCCAATCAGCAGGTTTACTATACAAGGCATTAGATAGAGTAGCACCCCCTTTAGTTTGTTGTGTTTTTATGCCATCATAGTCATAAGATAGTTTAAGGGATAAATCAGGAGAGTGTGGCATATCATAATAAGTACCTATAAATACAGAACCAAGTTTTGCAGTAACATCAACTGCTTGTTCGTTATTTCCAAGCCTCATAGTAAATCTATTAAATTCATTTATTGAATACTCAGTTCTATATAAAGTAAATCCATCATACTCAGGAACAGCATCTGTGCCATCACCATTAATTATTTCTTTATAATTACCACTTGTACCATAACTCCAATCCTGTTGATTATCGCCATCATATAAAGCAAGTTTTAAACGAGGCTGAAGGTTGGAAGAAGAAAAATTATGTCCTAAAAACCCTATAACTGAATCATTATGTGTAGAGTTTCTTATCATTTCTTGTGTTATTGGTCGAGTTAATTTCCAATTATAGTAATCATATGAATCAGCCACTCTTTCTATTGCTTTACTTTTTTGGTCAGATGGATTTAACCCTATATTAAATGTATCACTCTCACTTGAAACTAATCCTATTGCTTTTAAATAACTAAAAATATCTACATAAAATCTTGGTGTGCCTACATTCTGATAAGCCATTAATATCCTCCTCCACCACCTGTACTACCACCTGAACTACTGCCTGAACTTGTATAAGTTGTAGTTGTAGAAGGTGCAGTTGTGGCTCGTCTAATTTGTGAAACTTGTTGTCTTGTAATTGGTTTTCTGTCTTTAGGAGGATATATTGTAACTGAACTTTCATTGTGTACTCCACCTGTCATAGTAACGCCATCTGCGTGAATATGTATTAATTCATTAGCAGGTACATCAGTACCATCGCTATACTGATATTGACCTTTAAATTGTGTTTTAATATTGTTATTTACAACAATACTATGCTTACTAAATGTTTGCTTAGAGCCTACTAAATAAGTTCCCCCTCTTGTACCCCATAATGAATTATCATCTTCCCATCTTTCTATGTCTAATTCCCAATAATCAACACCTTGTAGTTTAATTTGCTCTATATGTAAAGCATTGTTTTTTATTGATTTGCAAGATAAAATTCTAAATTCACCTACATAATTAAATAATTCAGAAGGCATATCTGTGCCATCAAGCATTAACCCAATAATTTTATTTCTATTTGCAGATAAAAAAAGATTGTCAGGACTGCTTGTAATTCTAATTGCACCTTTATATCTTAACTCAAATCCTTGAGAATTACCATTAAATAAAACTTCACCATTTCCATAAGTTATCATTATGCATCCTCCAAAAGAAAATCTACAAGACCAACTACATCTAAAATATTAAGAAACCCATCTTGATTAAAATCAAAATAAGAAGGGTAATTAGATTGATTGTATTGTGAATTATTATAATACATATACTGACCACCTAAAGTTGCATTTACTATTGCAACAACATCTAATATATTTACAGAACCATCTTGATTCATATCTCCTGCATATCCTGCTTGAGGTGGAATAGGGTCTAGTGGAATAAGGTTAAGAGTTAAATTCCTTGAAGGTGCATTTGAGCCTTCACCTTCATTGGGGTCTGAAAAGTCAGGGTCATTTACAATAGTTGGTGTTAAGGGGTCACCAGGAAAAACCTGACTCTCATTAGCTTGTATTTCAGTATAATCTAATTGACGAGATTCAACCTGTGCATTTTGGATATAACTAAATGGTAAGCTAGTATCAAATGAACTTGCACTTTCTTCAATCAAAACTTGGTCATTTGTTTGAGCCTGATAAATGTCTGCAGTTATTTTAGTAAACAATATTAGATTATTAAACCATAGATAAAAACCATCTCCATTCCAGTTTTCAGGTATAGGAGATGCATACATTTGTATGCCATACAAACCATCATCTGCAGGGTTTTCCATTCCTTCTACTTGAACAGCACCAAAAAATCCTGTATCATGCAAAGCATTTGTTGTATAATTAATATTACCAAAAAGAGCTGAAACCAAATTATTAGCCTGTATAGTAGCATCTAAGTCATGTCCATGATTAATCCCAAACCAAAATTGATTTGAATTAACCTGTACTGCTTCAGGAACATTATCATATGCATCTGCAAAAATCCATATAATTGAACCCATATACCAACCATCGATATTAATATTATCATTTATATAATTATGACTAGCATTTATAGTTATGTTAGTAAATGCACTTGCTTGATTTCCTGATGAATCTTCTGCAAATACTTGAAAATTTACTAACCCTGACTCAAAAGCAGTTGCAGTACCATCACCATTATTAATAATTTTATCTTCATTAGTATAGTTTGTAACTACAGTAGGATTTTCATCAAAAACATCAGAAACAGTATAAGTTGGTAAATCAAATGTATCTCCTTGACTAACAGTTAAATTTCCACCTGATATTGTGATTACAGGTGCTTCTGTATCTCCCTCTAAGGCTTCTAGCTCTCCCTGTAAATGATGTAATTGCATACACTCTATTTCAACTGAATCAAGATTCTTTTTAATTGAGGTAATCATAAATAATGGATATCTTGTTTGACCATTTAACATGATTGTTTGTGTATAATCAATTCCATGAGCAGTCATATTATTTAACAATTTATCAAATCTAATTAAATCTCCAATATTAATTTTATTGTAAAATATTGGAAGTTTTATATTAAATATTAAATGGTCATTTTTATAATGTTGAAATAAAAATTCTCTTAATTTATGTGCAGTATGGTCATCTCTAATATAATCAGATTCTACCTCTAAAAATGAATTTTCAGGTTCATCTATACCATAATATGCAAAGTTCTCAGGATAAGCGTTAAATGTGTTGTATTTTTGATAATTATAATTTGAATCAGTATATGTAAACACATCTTTTAAGTAAGAGTTTTGAGAATAATCTTTTTTGTACTTAACTCCAACTTCACTTATAATTTGTTCAGGTTTAGTTTTTTTAATAGAATAATTAATTACATCTTCTTCTTTAATATAAGTAGAACTGTTATAATCTTCTTCTGAGTATGAATCTTTAATTGTGTTAAATGCAAATGTGCCATTATTTTTAAAATTAGGAAAACATTTAGTAGACTTAGCAATTTCTTCTATTAATTTTTTAGAATGTATTTTTTTGTCTACAGTAAACCCAAATTTCCAATCATCGTGAGCACTTTTTGCTTCTTTGTAATCATCTACATCTATTTGTTTAGCACTTAAACCAAGTTCACTTCTTAGTATATCATAAATAATATCAATAGGGTTTTGAATAAAATCATCAACAGCCATATTATCATCAGGATGGTCATCAAATGTATTTATTCTTCCATTTACATTAGCATAAAAATTGTCATCAAAAATTTCTGTTGGAACTGTTCTTGAGAGCAACTCTATTTCATTTAACTTTCCTTCTAAAGATATTGTATGCTCAAGAATAGGATGTATTGATTCGTTACCACCAGAATCAACACTAACCTGAAAATCATACTGACCAATAGTCCTTGCTTGAATTTTAAATTCAGATAAATCTCTATCATTCTTAAATAAAATTAAATTAGTTCTAGGTCTAATTATAACATTTCCTAATGTAACATTGTTTTGAACATCAAAAATTAAATTTGCAAGAGGGTTTATATCATCTTCAACACCATAATTTGTACCTGCAGATGTAGTATAATATTCAGCAAATCCAAATATATTATTTATATTTTCATGATGTGCTATAGATGTATCTGTTATTGCTGTATAATCACCATAATCATTAGAAGATACATGTGAACCATCTTCTACATATGATGCAATATTAAGATTGTTTATTTTAAACCCTATTAAAAAAGGAGGATTGCTATCGTCAAATAATTTAAAACTATTCTTATAGTCTATTGAAATTTCAAATCCAAGATAATGAAATATCATCATATTTCCAGTTGATGTTTGTCTTGTTATTTTTGCATCTATACCTATTAGATTATTTGAATAATCTCCATCAAACATACCTATAAATGAACTATCAGGATATTCAGGCATCAAAAAATCTTCATTAAATATAGATGATACTTCATCATTGATAGAACCTCCTTCATTAGGTTCTTGTTGATTTTGTATTTTTAATTTAATAGTTGGTTTATATGTACATAATGGAGATGAACCTGCTGTATATGTAAAATAATTATCTATAAATTCATATTGATTTATAACTCCATATTTAGGCTCAATATATAAAGTGTCTTCACCTGTATCTACCATAAGTGAACCAAAGTCAATTTGCTCATCAGAAGAATCATTAAAGCCTGAATTATTATCAACTTCTTCATTGCCTTGAATATCTTTATAATCAATACGAAATATGTTAAAGTTTGAATCTGCTACAACAGGACTTTTTTCCACATGTCCATATACCATAGGAATAGGACTATTTTTGTATTTATCAGGAACGCTATTTGTATCAGGTAAATTTTTATTTGGTAAATCTTTATGTGTTTTTTGTTCAGTTAAGTCTTCAAGCTCAACCTTAACTTTTTCATTATCGTGAGTTATTCTTCTAATAACTCCTTGATATACCATTTGGGTTATTTCATCTTTAAAGTTATCATCATTAGAATATTTTTCATAAAAAGATATATCGCCATCATAATTGTCTACATTAAATATTGTAGTAAACTTTTTGGCAGAAGGTGATACGAATTGAATACTTACTTTCCAATTAATTAAACTTGTATCAGATAGTATATCAGTAAATCTTTTGCCTCCATATTCATAATTAGATACATCTAAAGACACGCTAGAAATTTTAAATTTTCGAGATTCAATATCTATTGATTCTTTGATAGAAGGAATATTTAGTAATATAGGCTTAAAATGAACATTAGAAATTAAATCAGGGTATGCAGTTTCTGTAGCATGAACATGATTTAATGTAACATTATTTGTAGATAAGTGTACTACATCAGGATAGTGATTTTCCCATGAAGTTGTAGTGTTAAATGGCTCAATAGTTACTATTGGATATAATTGTGTGTTTTTCACTAAGATACTCCTATATCAGCACCTCGTCTGACAGCCTCTTTAATCATTGGAATTGCCTCATCTTCTATAAAGTCTTGGCTCAAAACATTTCCTGCAAAAGAAATGTTTACAGAACCTGTGCTACCACTTTGATTAATTCTATTTAATGTTTCTAATCCAACTGAATCTACTGCTTCTCTCCTGACCACAAATTCACCTTGTTCTAATATAGCAGGAACTTCATTTTGAGCTAGACCTCCACTATGATATTTTGGAACTTGACCACCACTATGCCCTACTACAGAAGCAGGTGGAAATAGAGAACCCATCAAAGCATCTACACCCATACCAATACCTGTTGAAAGAAGTGATTTTAATAAAATTTTACCTAAGTCTAGTTCTTTTAGATTTTTACCCTCTACAATTACATCTGAAAGAGCATTTGCAACACTTGTAACACCTGCCTCTAATAACTTTGAACTATCAAATGCTTTTTCTTCTTCATTTTTAAGGTCTTTTATAGAATTTCCATACTTATCAGTTTTATTTATCAAAGTGTCCAGTTGAATCTCTAATTTTCCTCTTAATTCAAGCATAGCTTCACTTGCTTCATTCTCACCAATAAGAGTATCTATAAATTCTAATTCAGCTTCTTTTTGAGCAACTCTTGCAATTTTTGTTTGCTGTAGCATACTTTGAATATTTTTCTGCATATCAAACTCAGTCATAGGAATAACACCAATAGATAAAGCAAGGTCAGGTCTTTTACCTGTTATAGCTTCCATTCTTCCTTC